GGGAGAAACAGCTGCCCAAAGTGCTGGTTAAGGCCAAGGAATACGCCGGGGAAGCCTTGGCCTGGATGGTCGAGGACGGGGTGGTCGAGTCCGTCGAGGTGACGGCCGAATGGGTCCGGCGCGGGCTGCTCGGCCTGCGCATCCGTCTGTACAAGCCGAACGCTCCGGCCATCGACTACAATTTCGCATACCTGTGGGAGGCCCTCTAAATGTCTTTTGACCGACCGACTTTGACCGAACTGATCGTCCGCATCAAGGCGGATATCGAATCCCGTCTGGAGGGGGCCGACGCATCCCTGCGCCGGACTTTGCTGGCTATCCTGGCCACGGTGGAGGCCGGGGCCGTGCATGGACTGTATGGCTACCTGGACTGGATAGCCGCCCAGGTCATGCCCGACACCGCAGAGACCGAACAGCTGGACCGCTGGGGCTCCATTTGGGGCAAACGGCGCAAGCAGCCGTCCACAGCCTCGGGGCCCATTGCGTGCGAGGGGACGGACGGCAGCGTGATCCCCGAGGGCACGATATGGACGCGGGCCGATGGCGTGGAATTTGCGACCACGGCCGAGGGCTCTATTGTCGATGGCACGGCCGACGTGAACGTGGAGGCTGTTGGCGCGGGCGAGATCGGCAACACCGACGAGAGCACCAAGCTCTCGTTGTCCTCCTCCGTGGAGGGGATCAAGTCCACGGCCACGGCCGGGGAACTGTCCGGCGGGGCCGACGAGGAGACCGACGCGGACCTGCGTTCGCGTATCCTGTCGCGTATCCGCCAGGCCCCGCACGGCGGTGCCGATTTCGACTATGAGGCCTGGGCCTTGGAGATCGGCGGCGTAACCCGCGCCTGGGTATATCCGAAGGAGATGGGCGCGGGCACCGTGACTGTGCGCATCATGACCGACGACACCACCGAGAACGGCATCCCGGACGCCGCCACGCTGGCGGACGTCCTGGCCTATCTTAAGGAACAGCGCCCGGTGACCGCAGAGGTCTACGTGGTCGCGCCGATCCCCGACCCGCTGGACATGGAAATCAACCTGTCTCCCAATACCACCGCTGTCCGCGCCGCCGTACGGGAAGAAGTCAACGCCGTGATCCTGGCCGAGTCCGTGCCCGGCGGCACCACGCTCCTCAGCCACTTGCGGGAGGCCATATCCGTGGCCACCGGCGAGACTGACCACGTCCTTGTATCGCCCACGGCCGACGTTGGGCATGAGGTCGGCCACATTGCAATCCCCGGCACCATCACCTTCGGAGCTTTGGCATGAGCCTGACCGCCGAGCAGTACCGCGACCAGCTGATGGCCCTGGCCCCATCCGGCATGGCCTTGCCCACGGATACGGACAGCGTGTGGGCCCTGCTCCTGTTGGCCCTGGCCGACGAGCTGGCCCGCATGGACGGCCGGTGCGATGACCTCCTGGACGAGGCCGACCCGCGCACGGCCCTGGAACTGCTCTCGGATTGGGAGCGCGTTTGCGGCCTGCCCGGCGATTGCTCCCAGGACGCCGAGACCATCCAGGAACGCCGCCAGGCTTGCCACTTGACCATCGCCGCCCAGGGCGGACAGAGCGTCGCCTATTTCACGGGGCTGGCCGAGACCCTGGGCGTGCCCATCACCGTGGAGGAGTTCCGGCCGTTCCGGGCCGGGGCCGCCGTGGCGGGCGACCCCCTGACCAACGGGGATTGGGCTTTCGCCTGGCGCGTCCGTGCGCCGGAGACCACGGTGCAGCCGTTTGAGGCCGGAGGAAACGCCGCAGGCGATGCTCTGGCCAAGTGGGGAAACGAGCTTTTCGAGTGTCGGATGTCCAGACTGGCCCCGGCCCACACCATCTTAATCTTTGCCTATGGAGAGGAGTAGAACATGCAACGTACGCAAAACGAGTACGCGACCGAGGACAATCGGTTCACCGAAGGCAACCCGGCCGCCGGTGTCCCCGCGACTGTGGTCACGGACGACTGGCTGAATGGGGTTCAAGAAGAAATCATGGCCGTCATCGAGACGGCCGGTCTAGAGGCTGACGGGGAAGACCTGACGCAATTGTATCAGGCTATCGCCAACATGATTGCCGAGGGCATACCCGACAACACGACGCCCGTCGGTGCCATTGAGCTGCTGCCGTTCCGGGCCGATGCTCTGCCCGATGGTTGGTATATGGTCAATGGCGATCAGTACGCCGTGGCGGCCCCGCAGGGCGTTGCCTTGCTGGCCCTGCCCGCCGATTACCGCACGGATTGGGGTATTCAGGAGGCGGGAGGATACGTCAATGTGCCGGACCTGTTCGACACGGGCGGGAACGGGTATTTCCTCCGGCCGGTGGACGGCTCGACGCGACAGGTGGGCGGCGCACAGACCGACGCTATCCGCAATATCGTCGGACAGGCATCTAACTCTTCAGGCAGTTATGGCTTTCTTCAGCGCGTAGACATCCCGGCATCCACCTCGGGCGCTTTGGCTGCCGGTGATGACACGACGTACTCTTTGCAGGGTACCACTTCCGATTCAGGCAGCTTTCTCAAATTCGACGCCTCGCTGGTCGTCCCCACCGCCTCGGAAAACCGTCCGGTCAACCGGGGCATGACCCCCGCCATATATCTGGGAGTGTAGCATGACAAACTACTATTTCGACGCAAACGGATACTTCATCCGGCAGACGCAAGCCAACTCCGGTAGCGCGGCCCCGCGCAATGCCACCAGGGACGTGCCGCCGGAGACCGGCGACCACGAAATCGCCCGGCGGGTGGGCCAGATCTGGACGGTCGAGACCACGCACATGGGCAAGGACGCCTGGGACACCACCACCGGGCACAAGGTGACCATTGAGCGTCACGGCCCTCTGGCGGACGGCTTGACCCTGCTCGCACCGGACGTGCGATTCCCCGTATGGGATGCGGACGCTGGCGAGTGGATCACCGACCTGGACAAGCTGAAGGAAGCCAAGGCGGCCCAAATCACCGGGCGCGCGGACCAACTCCTCAAGCACCTCGGAGCTGAGTACGGCGAGATGGAGCGGGCCACCTGGGATCAGCAGTACGCCGAGGCGACGGCGTATCAGGCCGATGCCCTGGCCGACGTGCCCCTGCTGACCGCCATAGCCACGGCCCGAAGCATGGACGTGGCCGTATTGGCCGCTCGGGTAATTGCCAACCGGGCGGCCTGGGTATCGTTGTCCGGCCACGTAGTCGGCCAGCGCCTAGCCTACCAGGACGCCCTGGACGCGGCGGGCGAGGATGCGGCCGCCATCGAGGCCATTGAGGTGGCGTATGTCCTCCCCTAACGGCTGCACCGGCATCCCCTGGCGCACCCGGTTCGAGGATTGCTGCGACCAGCATGATGTCGCCTACGAGCAAGGATCGTCGCGCCGGGACGCTGATTGGATTCTGCGGCGCTGCATCACCGTCAAGGGCATGCCCGTCCGGGCCTGGATCGTCTGGTTCGCGGTCCGCCTGGTGGGTTGGTATTTCTGGCGCAGGAGCTAACCGATGGAACCCGGATACTGTGACCTGCATATGACTCAGGGCGACGATTTCGAGACCACCCTCCGGGCCAAGGAGGCAGTGGACGCCGAGTTCGGCATTGACCTGACCGGCCTGGTGTTCCGCTCGCAGATGCGCACCGAGCCAGGCGGCGAGCTGGTGCTGGCGTTCGTGGTGGACCACTCCCGCCTGGACGAGGGATATATCGTCTTGACCGCCACCGGCGAACAGACCGCCACGGTCACGCGGCCCGGCGTCTACGACGTGGAGTACAAGGACGCGGACGGCCGTACCCGGACGATCTTGCGCGGCAATATCAGCCTGACCCTGGGGGTGACCAGATGATTATCCAGGTCATTGAGGTATTCACCCCCGGCCCCGTCCAGGTGGTAGAGGTCGGACCGTTCCCGGTCGGCCCCACCACCGCCATGACCGGCCCCGAGATCGTGGCGGCCATCGACGCGGAGCTGGGCACCGGGGACTGGAAAACGCCCGGCACCGGTGACGGCGTAGACGGTGCCTCGGCTTACGAAATTGCTTTGGACAACGGCTTTGTCGGCACCGAGTCGGAATGGCTGGCCTCGCTCAAGGGTGACAAGGGCGATACTGGCGACGCGGGCGCTGCCGGGGCCGACGGCGTGGACGGCGCTTCGGCCTACGGGCTGGCCGTTGCCGCTGGCTACCCCGGCACTGAGGCCGAGTGGTTGGCCTCGCTCAAGGGCGACAAGGGCGACACCGGAGACGCGGGCGCTGCCGGTGCAGACGGCCAGGACGGCGTGTCCGCCTACGATATCGCCCAGGCCAATGGTTTTGTCGGTACTGAGGCGGAGTGGCTGGCGTCGCTCAAGGGAGACAAAGGCGATACCGGCGACGCGGGCGCGGTCGGAGCCGACGGCGTGGACGGCGCTTCGGCCTACGATCTGGCCGTTGCCGCTGGCTACCCCGGCACCGAGGCGGAATGGCTGACATCGCTGGTGGGCGCTGCCGGGACCGACGGCCAGGACGGCGCGGACGGCACCATCATCACCGTGTCGGCCACCGCGCCGACCAACCCGGCCGAGGGGGACCTGTGGCTCGACATCAGCTAGACGCGCCGTCCAGTGATCCACTGTATTATCCCGGCTGCGGGAGACGAGATTGGAGGTGGTGTTGATGGCCGAGATCACCAAACAGAATGCCGCCGAGTACGTGGTCAGTGCCGTTGGCGGATCGGCACCGGATATACTCATTGGCGGGCGAGACGAAACGACCAAGAACCTGGCCGCACCCAACCTCAATATGTCATGGCGATTCGGCGACGCATCCGAGCGGCTCTTTCTCAATTTCAATCGGCCGGGCGGAATAGTCGCTGAGGGCGAGGTCCTGGATGGTAGCAAGCTTTCCTTGCCCACCGGAGACGTTTTTCATTTCGATGCCCTCGGCCGCCTGAAGTGGGACCTCCAGTTCAATGCTCACCCCGGCATCTATGAATGGGCGTGGGCGATCCAGCGCTCCGAAGGCATATCGTTCCACAAGCAGCCCGCGCCGACGGACGCAGAACTCGCCGTCGGTAGTGAGCGTCCCCCCGAGGTCGTGGGCTCATACGCCGTCTATTGCGATCAGCGCAATCAATACCAGACCGGCAAACTGCTGCACATCTACCGGCCCATTTTTATCGACGCTAACGGCGTCGAAGAATATGGCACCCTCGACATCACCGACAACGAGATGACCGTGACCGTAAATCAGGATTGGCTCGACAACGCGACGTATCCGGTCACGCTGGACCCGACAATTGGCTATGACACGATGGGCACCGCCAATATTGCGGGCAGCGTGTCGTGTCGGGGATACGTCGAATCAGACCGGTATATCGCCTCCGAGGGAGACGCCATAAAAGAGTTGCATATGGGGCTGCGGACGTACGGCAGCGGCTCGATATCTGTCGGCGTATTTGATCTGGCTGCTGGCTTGGCGAGAGTCGCCCAGGTGACGTTGACGGCGTCGGACGCGCTGTTCAAATGGCGATCCGCGACCGGCCTGAGTATTCCCCTCACGGCCGGGCACACCTACGTATTGGGGTTCTCGACATCGGCGGACCTGCGCCCCATCTATGACTCCTATACCCTAGGGTCCATGCGCGGGACCTACGGGGCCGCATACACTGATATCGCCGCAGAGAATATGCGGTTTTCCCTCTACGGTGTGGTCGAATCCGGGACAACGGCCAGTAAGGTCAAAGCCTTCGTCGGAGGATCGTGGGTGGGGGGCACCCTCAATATCCGGCAGTCCGGGGCTTGGGTGCCCGGCATCCTGCGCCGCTTCTCCGGCGGTTCCTGGACCTAGCTTTTTGACAACCGAATAGGGCTATCCAAAGACAACGGCCCGCCGGATCGCTCCGACGGGCCGAGCCAAGAGGAACAGGCGGGGGCGTAGCAGCGCCCCCACTGGCGCTGTGTTGCCTCACAGCGCCAC